AAATGAAAAGGCTTTTCCGAGAGAAGATAAAAAATGGCGATGACCTTGCCAACGCAGTCGTTGTAAAGGCTGTAGATACAATAATTACGGACGAAGGCAACGACCGTACCCTGAAGTTCGTGATCTCAAACGAGGCCGAGGATTCCTACAAGGACATCGTGTCTTCGGATGGATGGGATCTCAAGAGGTTCATGAAGAATCCAGTGGTCCTGTGGGCGCACGATCACCGTCAACCCCCGGTAGCCAAGGCAGTGTCGATTGGCGTCGAGGGTACGAACCTCGTTGCCGAGGCGCAATTCGCCGACGCGGAGACCTACGCATTCGCCGACACCGTCTTCAAACTTTTGAAGGGCGGGTTCATCAAAGCCACTTCCGTCGGGTTCTTCCCGAAGGAGTGGAACTACGATGAGGAGCGCGGCGGGTACAACCTGCTGAAAAATGAACTCTACGAGTTCTCGATCGTCCCCGTCCCGGCAAACCCCGAGGCACTGCAACTCGCAGTCAAGAGCGGAATCGACATCGGTCCCCTGCGGACGTGGGCTGAGGAACTTCTCACCGCCCCGGTTGGTGATCAGGATCCGTCTCCCGTGCTGAAGGAAGTCGATGTCGCTGGAATCCTCAAGTCGATCGAGGACCTCGACTTCGTCGAGTCCGTCCCGGTTCCTCCCATCAGCGATGACTTGGTTGAGAAGACAACCGAAGCACTCGTTGCTGCTCTGGCCCGGAAGATCGACAAGGAGATCACCGATCCGATCGACGACGATTGTGAAGATGATGAGATCGAGAAGTTCATCGAAGATCTCCCCGACACCGTCATGAGCATGTCCGACGATATTGAGAACCTGAAGGCCCAGGTCGATCAGCTTCTCGCGAAAATTGCAGCCGACGAGGAGGCGAAGAAGCAGGAAGATCAGAAGACTGCACAGCATGACCTTTTCAACGTCATCGATATCACCTTCGACTCAGAGGAAGCGGATGAGGTTTCTCGCTCCATCCTCGACCTCGAGATCGAACCAGCGGAACTTCAAGCCCTCATCCAACGGGAGCTTGAGAACCAATTCATGAAACAGACCGGAAGACTACCAAAGGAGGTTTGAGATGTCCGAAAAGATCACCACAGTCGAGCAATTGAATGGCTTCGTGTCAGAGGTCGTTCGTGAGGTCATGAGCGCCGAGCTTGCCGATCTCAAGAAATCCAACCAGGATGCCATCGCGCTCGCGATGCGCTCGGTTCGCGTCGAGAAGGTCGATCAGCCAGAGAAGGGCTTGATGGCCGCTCGCTTCATGCGGGCAATCGCGGCGGGTAAGGGCGACACCGACAAGGCCGCTCGCTTCGCGAAGAAGGAATGGGGCGAGGACGGAAAGATCCTCAAAGCCCTCGAAGCATCTGATGCCGCAGCCGGTGGCGTTCTCGTTCCGACCGAGTGGTCGGGCGAAGTCATCGAGCTTCTGAAGGAATCCACCATCGTTCGGCGCATGGGTCCCCGCGTGATCCCGATGCCGACCGGCGCGTTGCAGATGTCCAAGATCACTGGCGGCGCGACCGCAGGGTACATCGGCGAGTCGCAGAACCTGCCCGTGTCCGAACAGTCGTTCGGCAACATCAACCTGACGTGGAAAAAGCTGGCTGTCCTCATTCCGGTGAGCAACGACCTGCTCCGCTTCAACACCGAGGGTGCCGACACCATCGTGCGCGACGACGCCGTCAGCGCGATGTCCACCCGTGAAGACCAGGCCTTCCTCCGTGACGACGGAACCCAGTTCACTCCCAAGGGACTCCGCAATTGGGTTCCGGCTGGCAACACCTTCGGGGCCGTCAGCGTCTATGACCTCGCGACTGTCACCTCGGATCTCGCCGCGCAGATCCTCTTGCTCCGCGAGGCCCACGTTCGCTTCATCAAACCCGGCTGGCTGATGGCGCCCCGCACCGAGTTCTATCTGCTCTCGGTTCGTGATGCCAACGGCAACTTCGCCTACCGTGACGAGATGCTCAAGGGAACCCTCTGGGGAATCCCCTACGGATCCACCACGGAAATCCCCACCAACCTCGGCGTCGGCGGCAACGAATCCGAAATCATGCTCATCGATTTCGCGGATGTCCTGCTCGGCGAGAGCAACACCCTGGAAGTCATGGCGTCCGACGTTGCGGCTTACTTCGACGGTTCCCAGGTTCAGGCGGCTTTCTCGCTCGACCAGACCGTGCTGCGCCTCATCGCGCACCACGACCTCGCCGTGCGCCACGAAGAGTCACTGTCGGTCATGACCGGCGTCAAGTGGACTCCGTAACGGCTCGAACTCGAAATATATAAAGGAGGAAACTCATGGACATCAATGACAAAGACGCTGGTTTCTACATGGCCCCAGTTGGCGCAGGCATCCTCGCTGGAACCGCAGGTGCAGAGGCCGCTGGCGCTGGTGCGATCGTAGACCAGCTTGCCCACGGCGACCTGCGCTCAGGCGCGATCGTCATCTTCGGCTCGGCCACTCTTGGAGATGCCGAGACTATCGACCTCACCGACGTGAAGATCGAACACGGCGACGAGGATGACCTTTCCGATGCAGTCGATTACGACTACATGGACGGCGCTGAGGATCACTTGCTTGTCGCGACCGGCGGCACGGGTGGATCCACGGAAGTGATCGCGCTCAAGCAGCGCATCAATCTTCAGGGCGTCAAACGCTACTGGCGAGTTTCCATCGAACCCGCATGCTCCGCTGGATCGACCGACACCTATACGTTCGGTTTCGGCGTGGTTGCGATCGGTGGAGAAGCGCCCGTCGCGTAACCTGAAGGGGGGACCTTGTGACCAAGGAAAAACCGGTCATCGTTAAGTTCGTTCAGAAGAACGCTCCGTACAACGTCGGGGAGCTTGCGGGATTCTCTCCCGCTGTCGCCCGCCGGCTTGTCGCTGGCAAGAAGGCAATCTTCTACACCCCCGAGGATGAGGCTTCGGCCAACGATTCCGAGGAGGAGAAGAAGGCCGCTGCCGAGGTGCGGACTTTCACGCCAACCCACGTTGGAGGCGGCTACTACGAAGTCGGCGCCCACCGTGTGAGGGGGAAGGCCGCAGCGCAGAAGTTCGCAGACGAACTCAACGCACGATCGGCCCCCGAGAAAGCGAAGGAATGAGGTAGCTCCATGCTTGAGATTCTTGAAGCTGCACCGTCTACCGATCTCACGACCATCGCTCAGTTGGTCGCTGAGATTGGAACGCTGACGCCAGTCCAGCAGGATTGGATCTCGTTGGCTATTCGGTCTGCTTCGAGCCTGATCGAGCAGGAAGCGAATCAGGTCTTTGCACAGCAACGCTATCGAGAAGTAATTGGCGGGTCCGGTTCGACACAACTGATGTTGGACCGGACCCCCATTCTCGGTACGCCGACAATCTTGTCCACAGACAACGAACCGATCGTTGACTTCCTGGTAGAAGACAGAGACGCCGGTCTGCTGTACCGCAGACAAGGGTGGGTCAGAGAGGTGTCTTACCTCCCCGGAATCTACAAGGAGCCACTAGCGGGTGAAGAACACCCAAGATTCAGCATTGACTACGATGCCGGGTACTACCTGCCGTCGTTCACTGACCAGATCACTGCTGATCAGAAACCCCTCCCACCGAATATTGAGCAGGCCTGCATCTTGAGCATCAAGGCATGGTGGCACAAGAAGAACCGCGATAGCTCGGTGTCGTGGAAGCAGGTCGGCGACCTCGCGCTTGGATACCGGGGAGAAGCAGCGCCCAAGGGCGGCGAGGGAATGCTAGCTCTCCCGGCTGAGGCGAGAGGGCTGATCAAGCCAAGGATTTTCTGATGGCGTTCGAGGATGAATTCCTCGATGTCATGGTCGATACCGTCCTCTGGGAAAAGATGACTGGTACAGATCAATACGGGAACCGCACTTATGCGGCACCGGTACGGATCCAGTGCAGGATCGCACCGAAGTACGTTCAGTTGCTTGATCCGCACGGAAACGAAATCGTGTCGAAGGCGAACATCTACACTGCCGGCGATTATGCAATCACCCCAGACGATCTGATCACCCAGCCGAACGGAGAAGCTGACCCGGTGCTGCGCGTTGCGCGGCCCCCTGACGGAGACGGTGCGCACCACGTTGAGGTAACCATCTAATGTCTGGGAAGGTGCAAGTCAAGATTCTCGGGGCAAAGGCATCTGCGAAGAACATTCGGGAGATGACCAAGGCCGCTCGCAAGGCGTACTTCGATTCTCTGGTTCGGATCGCAGAGGCGGTCATGGTAAGAGCGCGGGATGTCTACGCTCCGATTGATAGTGGAGACTTGAGGCGCACAGCGAAGATGAACTCATATCCTGGGAAGTATCCAACTGTCGAGATTGGGTTCGGCGGTGGGAAAGTGACTTACGCTGCTATCCAGCATGAGAATGTACTCTTCAACCACACGGCGCCGACGAGGGCAAAATACCTCGAGGCGGCAGTTGACGATTACAAGCCGACAATGGAAAGCGCGATCGCTCTCGCGACGAGACACGAAATGAAGAAGTGGACGATACGGGGGTTGACCTTCTAATGATGGTTGAAGATATCGGCGCGTACCTCGAGTTGAACGGGATCGGGACCCTGGCGGTCGATCTCTTTCTTCACGTCGCGCCGGATAAGCCAGACGACCAGATTCTACTCGCGGAGTATGCGTCTGATGAGCCTGAGTGGATTCAAGACAGTCCGAAGGTCGATTACGAGAACCCGCGGATCCAGTTGTCAGTGAGATCGATGAGACCGGAGACCGGGAGGTTGATTTGCGAGAGAGCATATCAGCTTCTGATGCAGGTCGAGAGGCAGACCCTCTCTGGCACCAGATACCTCTGGGTGAAACCGATGGATTCTCCTGCTATGGTCGGAAGAGATGAGAACGGAAGGTTCCTCTCTGTGGTGAATTTCAGGGTTGCGAAGGAGTTGTCCAGTGTCTAAGTCAAAAAAGTCAGCATCTGTCACGAAACCGAAACCAGAGCCTATCAACCCACACTTCACCACCTGCGAGTGGCATGGACTGAAAATGTTCAAATGCTCGAAGTGTCCGTGGAGTACGCTGAACGAGAACGAAATGATGAAGCACACCGCGAAACACATAAGGACAGAACCGCAGATCAAACAAACCGTCGCAACAGGTCTTGTCGCTCCGAGCGGGAATCCGATCGTGAGAGAGATCGAGGCGACCGACATCGAGGAAGAGGGAGACACTCATGGCGAATGAAATTACCCTGCGGAACCTTGGCGGCAAGCAAGCCGTGAAGATCATCTCGACCGACCAGGGCCAGGTCGTCCTGGCAACCGAGGAAAACGTCCCGCTCCAGCCGTCGAACCCCGGCGGGAAGCTCGACGAGTTTGCGATCCACGACAACGAAGCTGGAGAGATCTCCGCACTCGACGCAAAGGCCTCTCCGATATCTACTGACCTCGTCC